TTATTTCACCAAGATATTTTCTCAACTCCGGAAGATTACCAAGATTCTTGCCTTTTAGAAGACCTCTTTTAAGACCTTCTGTTGCATAATCAGGAACCATAAAGGCGTTATCAGTTTTTCCACCCTGTTTGAAAAGATTCTGTAATACAATTTCTGCCTCGTCGATATTTTTTGCAACCCCTTTACTAATCAACTCCGAATAAACATTTTCTAGTTGTTTTATGTCCGGGAGAAACTTTTCTCCTTTTATAAAAGCCCTATAACCAGTATAGCCATAACTTTGTATTCCAGCTTCAACCGCTTCTGCCCAACCTTTTGGCAATAATTCGGAATAATTAAGCAAGTCATTACTTAATTCGTCTATCTGTTTACGAACGTTAGAAACATTTTGAGAAAGGTTAAGTTTAGGTGCCTCTACTTTAGTTCCATCTTCTAAATATCCAAGCTTCGTATTGCCTGCTTTTTTTAATTCCTTATCGTATGCTTTAACTCTCTGAAAAGCTTGATCCCTTAATTTTTTATTTCTTTCAAACATGGCGGTTCTTAAATCACGCTCTACACGCTTAAAATCATTGTCTGTAATACCGCCTTTCTTGTTAAGCCATGTCGTTGCCTTATTAATGTTTCGTAGATTTATTTCTAAATCATTTACATGGGCTGAAGTAAACGCCATCATTCTCGCTTTAGCCTCTGCAACCTCTTGGGGTCTATGACCTCTAAATTGTAGACTAGCTCTAATCTTATTAATCGCTTTGCTTTTGAGGTCAGTTTTAAACTGAGCCTCAATTAATTTTCTTGATCCAGCTTCTCTCATTTTCTTAACAATTTCAGCAGTTTTGATTACAGGCGTTTGTTTTGAAAGAACAGAAGCAGTGCTAGAAAAAGTTGGTCTAATAACATTGCTCCATATTTTTGGAGCAGCTAACATAATGCCCGCGCCCTCGGCGGCTATACCAAACTTGTTTAAAAATCTTTTACGAAGCGATATTTGTCCATCCAGCGCAGCCACCGTGTCTTCATCAGATACAGTATCATTAAATAAATTTCTATCTAAATAATCTGCCAATCCGAAACTGGGTGTATCATCCGTAGCAGCTACAAAATCAGCGACAGCAATGGGAGCTACAGTGTGTTTCCAGTAACTTAATTTTTTTGGACTAGGCGGTTTCGCAAATAGTTTTTTGCTGGCAAGCGATGTTGAACTCATTCCCTTTTTTTCTATTTCTTTTAAGGCTTTTTGTCGTTCTTTTTTTAAAAGATTTTTTTTTACTGCCTTGGTAGCAAGGTGAGCGGGGACTCCAAACTGAGTTAAAAATTCGGTTGCCTGGCCAATACCACTAATCGGTCTAGCTGTTTTATATTTACGAAAATACTTATCAGTCTCTGGAGTAAAGTCGGTTTTTAAAAGAGCATCAGAAGCCATTGTGAATGTCGTAACAAATCCGTGAGCTATGTTTTGAGAACCACGCAAGGGACCCTGAATAAAAGCTTCGCCAAGACTAGAGTAATCTCCAGTCTGTTTTTTCATAAACCGAGTAGCAGCTTTTTTTGCAATAACAGGATCGTCAGTGTCTTCTACCGTTACCTCAACGCCACCTACTTTTACCTTAACAGGCATTAGCCTAGACCATCTGCAACATTGATGCCTACATATTGTGATGTCGTATCTTGACCGTATCCCTGTTTTATCAAATCAAGAAGATCTTCAACTGACATGCCTTTCAGTTGAGCTTCCAATTGACTTATTTTTAAAACCTCTTCTGCTGTTCTTTCTCCAACTTCTGGTTCTGGATACATGTAATCAATTATGTTTCTAACCAAAGTGTTTCGATCAAAACCTCCGGCTGGAGGCATCCCTGTTAGTTCAGCTTCCCATAACTGTGCCGGACTAAACATTCCTCCAGTCATTTCTGATAACCTTTCAAACCTTTCAACATCAGCATCTTCTTGACCTATGTTTCTTCTTTCTTGTGCAAAAATATTAGCTGCATCAGCAAGACTAACTTGTCGAGTGCCTGGAGCATGCATCATATCGGATAATCGAGCTGTTGTTTTAACAATATCGTCTATAATTTCTTTTCTTTCTTTGGCGTTTTTAGCTTTTGCGTATTTTTCTTCAAGAGCATTTACTTTTTCTTGAAGTTTTTCAGTGTCTCTTCTTTCTTCTGGCAGAACCTCATCATCAGATCCTAAACTATTAAGAAATACACTTCCAGCACCAAGTCCAACAGCTCCTATAGTGCCGTATTTACCAATGTTCTTCATAACATCCCAAGCTCTACTCCCAATACTTGGAGCACCAGCACCACCCGCACCAGTTCCTGGACCAGTTAATAAAGGCGTTGTTCCAGCGCCCCCTGAACCAGCAGCTTTTCTTCTTGCTTCTCTTTCTGCTGCTTTTCTTGCGTTGGATGCAGCAGCTCTTTCTCTAAGTTTTTTGTTTAACAATGATTGCCATGATTGCACTGCTGTTTTACCTTGTTTACCGGCTTTTACTAACTTTCCTTTCTTCACCTTCCCAGCAGCCATTGCTGATAAAAGCAACGCCTCTAATCCTGTGCCTGACATGCCTGCTTCTTTTATTTTTTCGTCAGCAACCTGTTCTAGTATTTCGTCTTCATTAGCTGCGACGTATGTACTAAGCCAATCAGTGGCTGCTTTTCTTTCCCAAACATCGCCAGACTCCATTGCTTCAGTAACCCACTCTGGAATATCTTCATATAAACCAGCATCGCCACCTGTAGCCATATTGACCGGAACAATACCACTAACAATACCACCAGCATTGTAGTCTTTAGGCTTTTCTATAAAGCCACCTTGGGCATTACCACCTGGCTCTTGCCCCCACCAGCCAAATGTTTTACCAATATCGGCTATGGTGCTACCAAGCCCTAAAAGACCGCCTATACCAGCTATGGTACTACCGGCACTGGTCGGTTGTTGATACATTTGAGGTTGGTATATTTTGGTTTCATAACCGCCAATCAACTCACCCGGCCTCATGCCACCCAAAACACCCATGCCTCTCATAACTCTGTCCCAAGGCTCTTGTGATTTTCTCATGGCTGCGTCGTACATTCGACCTAGACCTGTTTCGTAAATGTCTCGTCCCTGTCCTCCGTACTGATTCATCATGTTCAGATAATTCATCATTTCTTGTTGTCGTTGACCTCCGAGTCCTAGAACTTGTCCTGCGATACCTCCCAAACCTCCGGCAGCACCACTCATGGCAGCCAATCGTCTGGCGTTTTCAGCCATTGCAGCGTCTCTAGCGCCTCTGAATCCTTCACTTCTAATCCCGGAAAGCGCCTGCATAATGCCTCGGTTGGCAGATCGTTGTCTTTCCTTGGCTAATAATCGACCTCTGGCACCCCCAAAAGCACCGCTACTCACATCTTGAGCACGACCTGCAATGTCTTCTTGGCGAGATTGCTTACGCATTCTGCGAAGCGTGTCTTCAACCACTTGGTCTTCAAACGGATCGTAGTAGGGTGAAATCATAGTGTACGGATCAAACCCAGCTGTTGAACCACGATAGCCTCCGGCTGCTTCGCCCATCAATTGAGACGCTGTTTGATAAGCGGGCGTATAAGGGCTGGCTCCAGATAAACCGTATCTTGCCTGCATCATTAATGGCGTAAGCCCTGCCGTTTGTTGTAGTGGAATATCTTGAGGCATATTAATCAAACCGCCCACACCCCCTGGGGTACCAAAGACACTAGAGCCTAGTCGTCTTGTGTAGTCTTCATACCAAGGTTGATAAAACTTATAACCCGCTTGTGGTGCGGTTATGCCCCTAGCATCCATTGATTGTGTTGTTGATAAATCAGTCATTACCTGTTCCTCATTTGTTTAGCCAACTGTTGACCCATGGCTTGCTGTAAATACATTTGTCTAGCCCCTGCTAAACGTTGTTGTTCCGGATCCATTGCGACCTCTTGTGGCATGCCTTGGTTCAATAATGCCATCGCGCCAATACCTCGGTTCGCTTCAGCATTGGTCACAAACTCACCATCGGATAACATAGCCGGTATATCATCACTGGTTTCAGTGCCTGGACCTTCGGTTAATCCGTTGCGTCTCACAAAAGCACCGTCAGCGACATAGGTTACACCGGGGATTCTCTGTGGGGTTAGGTTTTGAATCATTGCCTCTGGCGGTGGTCCTGCTGTGAATGAGAAGGGTCCACCTTGTTGAGCGTTATATTGTTTGGTAACTTCTGAGGCAAACGGGTAATAAATAGGGGCGTTTGTGTTTGGTAGCCATGTTGGTTGACCTACGCCACCACCAGGCATGTTGGCGTAATCAGCTGTAGCTCCAAATCCAGACGGGTCAAATTGACTAGATGCAAATGATCCAATGCCACCGCCACTAAGCTGGTCATCTCTTCCTGAAGCGCCCGCTGCTTTTCCAAGACCGAGGAGTGAAAGTATTCCGAGTATTCCTTGTATGCCGAGCTTGTCGTAAGCTTTGGATAGCCAATCTTTGATTCCGCCGCCTTCACCTACATCGGCATCTGCTTCAGTGTCGACTTCAGCATCGGCCTCAGTATCGACTTCAGTATCAATAAGGTCGTCTTCATCGTACGGAGTGTCATCAATTACTCCTTCTCCTGGGCTTACTCCACTCGGTTGATCGCCAGGAAGTATAAAATAGTCTTCTTCTTCATCATCAACTGGATCTCCCTCTGGAAGATCATTGCCAACTAGAAGATCATTAATTGTTTCATTAACAACATCTTCATCAGAAGGCACACTAACATCGCCATATGGCCATCCTAATAAGTCCAATATTGATGGCTGCTCATCATCATCAGAACCTCCCTCTGGAAGATCATCTTCAGGCGAATCATCTATAGTCTGAGATCCTGGAACATCATAAATATCTTCGGTTTGATTCAACAAGATTGACACCGCCTGCGCAATTTCTTGAGGCGTCATCCCTGTTGTATCAATTCCAGAATTTTCTAATAATTCTTTTCCAGCATTCGGCCCACTAAAGGTAGAAACAGTAGTTGTACCATCGGTTATTGTATCATATATAGACACAGGTCCTGGCTCACCAGAAGCGCTTGCGGTTAGAGTTCCACCAGCAATTTGTTCAGCCAAGCTAGGCAATCCACTTAAATCAATATCACTGTCTGCAATGGTTTCATCTGCGAAAACAGCGTCACCAGAAATTGTTTCAGCCACTTCGGGAGGTAAAACGCTTGTGTCTATCTCTGGAAGAAAGCTGCCCAAATAATCAGCGCCCGATACACCTGCTTGTGGAAGCCCGCTATACTCCAAATACGCTTGCCATGCCAAATCTTCATCGGACATGCCCCCGCCTAGACCGCTTACGCCAAATAAGTTTGCCCAAGGAAAAGGACCGCCGTATATATTCTCAGACATTAGCCACCTCCCCATTGAGCTTCGGGGGAACCCTCAAAAGAACCCGTTTCTTGATAATGAGCAAATATTTCGCTCCAGTTTTGTGGCCTGCCACGACTGTCAGCCGCACTTTCGGGTGGGCTTTCAGCGACTCGCTCAAAAGCATCGTAGGCGCCTCGTCCAAACCCACGAGAGTGCATTTGGTCGATTAAATCTTGCCCGCTGCCGTACATGTTTTTAAATGTATTCGCGTAATAATTTGCCTGTTCAGGCGGATAACCTTCACTTAAATACCAATTCTCATCACCAAACTGGTCGTATTGCTTGGCTCTTTGTTTAATTTTTCGTTGTTCTTTTTGGATCATGCGTTGACCTTGCCCAAAGTTACCGCCAGCGCCTTTACCAAAACCGCCAGAACCACCTACATTATACATCGCTGAATAAGTTGGCATTGCCATTAATGCTTGACCAGTAGACATGCCAGCACCCATATCCAAACCCATCATTTTTTGAAACTCATGGGTTGACATACCCTCTACTTCATTTAATTGATCTGGTGAGGCACCAGCCTCTTCCATTTTTTGTAAAAGTCTGCTCCTAGTTCCTTGTCCTCCAAATTTGTTTGCCATTTGGCCAGCGCCCCATTTAATAAAAGGAAACAAGCCTCCACTCAACGTATTTGCGCCAGCTGTTAACATTGGCACTGGATTAAATCGAGAGCCTGAAGAAGAGCCAAAAGGATTTAACATTCCAGATAAAACACTAAACGCAAGACCACCCTTATTCATATTCACAATGCCACCATGAGCCACTCTATTGTTTTCGGATTGACGCAAAAGAACTTCCAACCCACCTGGAGTCGGAGTTACGCCTAATTGTTCTGCAATCTCTTCTCTCATTTTCGCATCACATAAGTTTGCGAAGATCCCACGAACCGAGAATCTCTACATTATAGCTATGAATTAGTTTATAAATCAATGGATATTGCTCCATTGGTGATCACCGATAACGAACCAACTGCTCCCGTCGCACTCACGCCACGAGTTGTTCCTGAATAAACATCGTACCATTTGGAACCATCGTAGACCTGTAAGCTCTTGGCATTAAGGTTCCAGATCACATCGCCAGGATTGAATTTATGTTGAGACAGCGTGGTTAGCGTGTATTGAGGTGTAGCTGTCGGATCAAACGAGCCAAGGTTTAATTCCAGCACACGAACCAAACGGTTGTAAATATCTGCTGAAACCTCTCCTTGGGCGTTAGGAAGCCTCGTTTCCAGCAGTTTTGCCATTAACGCCTACCGTTAGGCCTAATTTCCATACGAGTGGCTCCTACACGAAATCCTAACCCTTCTCTTAATCCAGTAGAATTGTCATCGTCTGACTCAAAACGCAACACAATCTCTCTGGCTCTGGTGCGAGTGTTGATTTTTGTGGTTGACGACGTGACTGCGGTAGTCGATGCAGTGCTCAAACTCTCTGCCGGCCAGTTGCGTTTCTTCAAAATAACATTCATAGCGGCGTCGCTATTGGATCCAGTAAATTTAATGTCTGGGATAATTCGATTGACAAAGCTGTAATAATCGCCTTCTTCAATATCCATTGTGCTCGATTCGATGTAGACATTATCCATTGGCGATCCATCGGCATCGTTGCCGGTTTCATGCTTATATAAATAGTTATTGGTATCGGTTCCAGTCGCTCTTGGATAATCCTCAACACCTTCGTCTAACCAAGCGTGTCGAGCCAGTTGTCCAATAGACCAGGTCTTTTCAATGTAATTGTAGACCACATAGCGATCGATTTCGGTACTGCCGATTGAGCAATAATACCAACCCACCTCGTTAAACGCCTTGTTCAAAAAGCCGAACACCTTATAGGCTTGGGTAATGTTTAAATCGCTAAACACATAATCGTGGACTGAAGACGGCAACGCTGCTACCGCACCGTTATAGAAATAAAACCCCTTCATATCCATCCAAAACACGCCATCGGGTGCATTAACTGATGCTTTGGGTCCAATTAAGCCAACGCCCTCATTAACTAGATTGGTGCTGAAAGTATACGGTGAACCAACAAACGTCATTGAATACAGTGAATTGTCCGTCCAGATCAATGTTTCTTGTCTAGCCCTTAACCCGCCGACAATCGAAGACCCGGACGATAACCTAAAAGAGCCGGACGTGTTGGTTAGTTTCGGCTCCCATTCGGCTGCGTTTTCCTGATCCGACCAACAAATAAACATCGGATCAATGGCTCCCGTTCGAGCCGTACCTCCATCGTTTAAGGGATCAGCCCCCAAACAAATAACGTGTCGGTCAATATCACTTACCAAGGTTTGCAGTGCCAGTGTTGGGGGTAGGTTAGCGCCTGATAAATCACTCAAAGCCACAGCTCTGTCTGTTCCCAATGTTTTGGCACTGGTGTCCCAATAATAAATACCTCCTGCACGCACATTCATAATGAGGTCCTCGCCGAAATTATCGTGCGTCCACAATCTTAATTGATTTACAGCAGACAATGCACTAACCGATCCAAAAGTTCCACCACCCCAAGTACCTGCGCCCCAACCAGAGCCTGGGACATAATCGTCAATACCAACATTAATCTGATATGCTCCAACCACACTTGATCCACCATTACCGCTGTCACTGCTGTTAGCTGTTACGGTGTCCCCGTCGGTGTCTTTGGCTTCAATGGTGTAACTGTTTGTGTTAACAATGGTCGCAATTTGATACTCTTGGTTTAAAACATTAGCAGTGATAAGCCCCCCTAAAGTAGCGGCACCACTAAAAGTAACAAAATCATTTTGAACTGCGCCGTGACTAGAATCAGTAACGGTAATGGTGGCATCGCCATTTGTCGCTGAAAAAGTCACATCTCCAGCAGAAGTTGTTGCTCGTATTGGAGTTATGTCGTTATAAGTGTCTCCTGATAAAATGTAATATTTAAAAGTGGTTCCCAAACCTAAAAATTTGGTGGTTTCCAGGTCAACCCAAGCATGCAATGCTCGACACAGGCCTAAGAAAGAACTAGAAATATCTTTGGTCCAACCGCCTATTTTCTCAGGCAGACCTTTACGAAAACGAACCAAGTTCGCGTCGTACCAACCGCCTTCATTACTGTAATCGGTTCCCTCTCGGTTAATACCTGGCCTTAATATGTATTTGGATAACGGCATTATTCCTCTTCTTCCTCGTCTAGTTCCTTGTAGTATCCCACTATATGAAGAATTTGCTCTAAATATCGGGTAATTTCGCCCATTGTCATTGATAAATTCTCATATCCTTGGCTCGTTAGCCCATAATACGCGACTCTTGGTTCTTCTCCAGCTTCCACTGCGTCTAAATATTCTTGCATAACATCGGGAGACAGTATTCGCCATTCAATCGGAGCGGAATTAATTTCTTCAGGTAAAGGCGGGTGATATATCGGTGGGCGTTCAGCCACCGTAACTACTTCTACAGGCTTAACCTGTGGTTGACCAGCTTGCCTGTCTCCAAATAAAGAGAACGAAGAGCAACCATTAATTAGTAGTAGCGGTATTATCAGTAATTTTTTCATCGAATTGGTCTGGGTTGGTTATTGTCGTTAGGTTTTCTACCACTCTAGCTGAAGCACGGTTTACTTTACCTTCTAGCACCTCTGGTTCAGTCATTGCCATGCCTTCCAAATTGAAGTTAGCAAACTTATTTCTAAGCTTGGTCACCTGGGCTTGGCTTTGAGTGTACTGAGTATTGAGACTTTGTATCTGTTGTGCAGTTTTTTTGGCTTGTTCCAGGGCTTTTTTGATCTGTTCGTTTTGTTCCTGAATGGTTCGTTCCAAAACAGCTTGATTGTTAATAGCTGTTTGTAATTCTACTTTTGCCTTGTCCAGTTTTGTCATCAACACAATGTTGACACAAATAGACACAAGCAAAAGACCGCCAACTGCTGCTAAAGCTTTCACTTATCTTTTTTGGGCTTTATTGCAACTGTAGTATAAGCTTCGTTGATGTCAGGGGTTGATTTATCATCACCGACATATTTGCCATCTTCATCTCTGGTGCGAATTTTTTTCTCTTCGTATCCAAGAAACGTGGTTTTAAACCAAGTGCTTAATCCAATAGCCATATTAACCTCCTTTTTTTCTGCTAAATGATCTATTTTTCCTTTTCGGAACAATCCTTAAATTACTTTTTTTACTGTTGCGAGGGTTTCCATCAACATGGTGGACATCCATTCCATCGCCCGTTCTAACTCTTCCTTGTTTTTTTAATTCATTTCTGCTTTTGTTTCTTGCTGCTCTATTTAGTTTTTGTTCTGGTCTTGAGTGATAATTTTTATATTCGCTGGCATAATCTCTTTTTTTCTTTTTAGGCATTAATCTTTATCACCCTTAAAGCTTTTAGAAGAACCAGAAGTTCCTGCGTATAGGCCGAACCAAGCTGCACCTGCGCCCACAATTACAGAGATTAACCCTGATTGTTCAAACGTGGGATTGGGTAAATCCATAAACCACATAACCGTATAATAAAGCAAAATAATATAAACAGTTAAAAATGCTCTTGGAAATATCCTCCAGGAATCCACCGCTTGTGCTATAAAAATAACTTTTTGATACGGGTTGTTGTTCTTAACATCTTCTAATTCTCTGATTTTATCTTTAAGCTCACCAATCTCTTGTATCATGGCCATGAACTTGTTGAGGTCCATCTCAACCTCATTGCGATCCATATCGCCTCCGAACCGACCACTTGGATAATTATCATTCATAATTCACCTATACTGTATAAACATCTAAGGCATCTGCTTTGCCCTTAACGTTAATGGTTGTTATTAATTCTAACTTAAATTTTGTAAATTGAGCAGTATTTTTGCCGATCAACAAATCCACACCCACTTCTTTGGTAGCCGATTCAAGCCGTGCTGCCGTGTTAACCGCATCACCAATTGCCGTATAGTCAAAGCGACTGTCACTGCCCATATTGCCAATCACTGCCTCACCTGAATTAATACCAATACCAATAGCTACCGGGGGCAAGCCCTTCTCTTTTAGCTCTTTGTTTAGCTCTTCCATGTTTTTCATAATATCCAAAGCACAATTAATTGCTAAATTCTCATGGGCGGGTTGATCCAAAGGCGCGTTAAATATCGCCATCATCGCATCGCCTATGTATTTATCGACCATGCCTTCGTATTTTTGCACTGATTTTTGCTGTGCGGTCAACGCCCGATTCATAATGTAGGTCACATCTTCTGGTGGTAGTGATTCAGACATGGAGGTAAAACCTCTAACATCGGTGAACAAGTAAGTTGCATACCTTTTTTCCCCACCCAATTTAAGCAGTTCCGGGTTGTCTTGTAATTTTTTAACCTGTCTAGGGTCTAAATAATGCTCAAATTGCTTTTTAATCTGCTGTCTAAGTTTGTATTGCTCTCTAAAATTTAGATAAAACGCAATGGAACCGGTAATAAACCCAGAGATTAACGACCAGGTAACGTCAATTAATAAATTGGACTGGATAAAATAAACGCCCAAATATGCGATTAGAGCGTTTGTAAGCAAAAAGAATACCAAACCCCATGTCACACCAAAGAAGTTTAAGAAAACCCAAACCAGAACCGTTGTGGCTAGGTATATGCCTATCTCTGCCAGTAAAGCGTAGTCAGGAATAAAAGGACTATCTTCTATTAAAATGCTTTCAGACAAAGCCGTTTGTATTTTATGAGGCTCTAAAAGCCCGAAAGGTGTGGCGATTTGAGGCATCACCCCTTTGGCCGTTACACCAACAAAGATGAAGCGATTCTTAATCAGTTCTGTGTTTTTAATATCGGTTAAAGAAAATTGCGGTGTATCGACCCAACTGATCCATTTTCTGCCCAGGGTATCAGTCTTAACTGGCGGCAGGCCCTTAACTCTAATCTCTTGTATACCTGCTTCTGAAGTTTTTATTAGGTAGGTGTCTGCACCAGCTAAAACTTTTAGAACCTCTGTGCCGTAGGCAGAAACCCAACCGTCAGGGGTTCTTAGTAATAATGGCATACGCCTTACCAATTGGTCAACTTCTGTTGGAGCAACAGCTATCCCCTGGTAAGCCGCTTCACGAAGTAAGGGGATGTTTTGTACTACGCCTTTAGCTTTAAACCCACCGTGATCCTGGCCTAGAATAACTGTGCCTGTGGTCATGGGGTAAGTGCCGTTGTCGTTTTCAAACGTTGCTAACACACTTGGGGCAGACGCAAGACTTTTGGCAAAGTCTAAATCACCGCCAAATCGATCGTTCTGCGGAAAGCTAATGACCCAACCAACACCTAACGCGCCTTTTGATATAAGATCCTTTTGTATCTCGGCTAATCGTTTTCTAGGAAAGGGGTAGCCGCCTTCTGCTTCAACATCTTCTTCAGTAATATTTAATATAGAAAAATACCCAGAAGGCTCCTGTTCTTTTACAAATGTATCAAAGGTCTTTAGCTTTAGTATCTGAAGCGGTGTCCATTGTTGGACCAAAGGTATGCCCAATAAGACAACAATAGCCAATAATTGAAAAAATCTAGTCACCTTGATTGATGGTTACGGTTTTATTACAGTTTGTAGAACAATTATAATTAACCGTAATACTTTTATTGGTTGTTCCAGACTGGCTGGCAGTCACATTATAATCATCGGTGTAAAAATTTAGCTTCATATAATGATCGCCACTGCCCGTTTGCGTTATGGTCGCATCGTTATTGTCAGCAGAACCACTGGCATAAATCTTGGCGTAGTGCTCACCTGTTCCTGATTGAGTGATCGAAAAGTTTGAATCATCGCCAAAAGCTCTTATCTCGCCTTCTTTATCATCGCCTGTTTGCGTGATCTTATACACGTTATCATCGCCCTGCATATAGATTTCTGCGTCATTATTATTGCCGTTTTGTATTACATCCATGTCGTTTGAATCATCGTCAGCGTCGATATAGCCAAAGTTATCGTTACCGTCTTGATCTATTTTGTACTCGTTACCTGTGTGATTGGCAACTTGACTATAGGCTCTGGCTGTATTGCTAGTGCCTTCCTGGTCAATATCAATCGTCGCATTGCTGCAATTATGAGTTGTATATGTGCCTTGCGATAAGCCGCACCAGACTCTAGCTGTGTTACTTGAACCAATTTGGTCAATATGTATTAGCGAGGAGCTCCCTTTGGTTCTGATCTCAACATTGTTGTCGCCAGCGTATAGGTTCAAACTAATCAGACTGATTAATAATAATCTCATTTTCACCACCTCCGTTGGTTGTAACGTTAATTTGTTTCCCGGCAGAAAGAATTTGAATATTGTATCCTCCTGACTTATCTAGTTCCAAATCAATTGTGTTTTCCACCTGCCTAAACAAAGTAAGTATTTCGCCCTCTACAAAAGTATACACTTGAGCGTTTGGGTCAAAGCCGGGGATAATGCCTTCTATTTTTACTCCATCTAATTCTCCCTCATCGCCTTCATCCTTGCCCCCTGCAGCTACTGTTTCGATCATTTCTAATAAGTCTTGTAGGAAGTCAACAGCTAATAAGTCAATATCAAGCCTTGTTATCTCCTCTTCCAACTCATCTTTTGATAAATCGCTGTCATCATCTAAGTCGTTTTCTTCTAAAAAGTCAGCGTCTAATACATTACTTGATGTGCCGCTTTGTTCATCAACCGCCTCTTGTACCTCTTCAGGTGGATTTACAATCAATAAGTTATCTATAAAATTCAAAGACAAGTTAGCTAAAGTGACAGGCTGTGTTGGCGGTCTTTCAGCAACACTCACCATCGTTGCCTGGAAAGGTTGATTTAAAATTTCGGTGCCAGCTATGGTTTCAACGGTAATAGCTCCAGAAGTGGTCCCGTCTGGGTTAGGCAATAAAATAACTAATGATCTGCCTAACTCATCAACTGTTGTAGTGAAGTCAGTTCCTCGAATAAAGATCGAAGCTGAAGGCGTTTCAATAGAAATATTCTCTTTATCTATTTTTCCCAACGCGCCAGTAATAAAACGGGCGGTTCCGCTCGCCATTTTGAGCGCCATTTTGCTCTTAGATGGATCAGGGTCAAATATGTATTCATCAATAATAATTTTAGAATGTTCAGTAAGACGAATAACAGAAGAATCGAGAAACGTAATGCCAAGCCTACCGTTACCAGTGCGCACATCATCGTAACTAAGAATATCCAGAGAAGCTCGTGCCAATAATCGATCTGTTTGATCTGCTCGTAAAACTTCTCCATTTCCTCTAAGTTCCGATATTTCTCCTATCTCAGAATAAGCGTTGGGTATAAAAAGAAGTAATATTAACAGCCACTTGTGCATTGGTCTACATCTATAGTCCCATTGCTTGTGGTCGCTGTTATCACAACAACATCTGATACACTGCCAGTGCTATTGGTTTGATCTATGTCTATGTTATTAGTGCTCCCCGTTATAACGGCAGTAATGGAATGGTCTGAATTACCTGTTTGTGTAGTATCGATATCGTTAGAATCACCGTCCACGTTCCAGTTGTTGACACACCCCACAACTTCACAAGTTGCATTAATATTGTTTGAAGTACCGGCCACCACTATATCTTGATTACCCGCAGTTGCTGTCGCTGCTGCACCTTGGGTCATTGTTAAAACATTGGAATCCCCTGTTGCAGCATAATCAAAATCAGTGTTGGCAACATCCCCTGTAGCACCTAAAGCTAGAGTAGTTGTATTACTATCCCCTGTTGTTGTCGCTGTAAACGAAGTGCTGTTACCTTGAGCCACAGAAGCAGCCATTGTGTTTGAATCTCCAACCTGGTCTATATCCACCGTCATTGATGTACCCGTAAAAGTAGCTCTAGCTTGTGATGTACCAACCTTATTGGTATCCCCAATTTGGTCGATATTCATAGTTAGCCCCGTACCGCTTTGCGTAATGTATATATCGTTATTGCCTGCATAAGAAACAGATACTGTAAATAACAGAATAAAACTAACTAATTTCTTCATAATTAAAATCCCACAACTCTTTTTCTAAACCCTTTTGTATTAGCGTATAAACAGCTTCTTCAATCGCTACTCTGGTTGCATAGCCCATTGCTTCATTTTCACTGTACCCGGTTTCTACCTCAACCAACTCAGTTCCCATTTCAATAAAACGAAATATATCTCGGCTTACGCCTGCGCTTAACACAGTTTTACTTATCATACAATTTAGCATAACTTCACCCGTCTGAACAAGAACAGCCCTTAAAGACACCGTAATCTCGTCTTTTCGCCACTGGTTTTTTGAGCCAATGCCCAAGTACCGTGCGCCATTACCGCCAGTTCCAATGTTTGTGTCGTATTCAATAATTGCACCTTCAATAATAATTCCAGCAAATAACAATGGTTTAAGCGTATTTCCGTTCTCACCATCATAGGTTTGTCGGGTGCTTTTTATGAGCTGTCGCTCCCTGGTCAAAGCGTCTAAATTATTCCGCTCTACGACCACGAACCAAGACCCCTTACCTGCGTTTCTTAAAGAATCAATCAGATAATGATCTGCTCCCTGGGTAACTGCGGTGCTAAACAATGCCATTTTCTGTGAGCTTTTACGCTGTCCTGTTAAGTCCTGAAACTTATAAACAGCTACCACTGCTTGTCTTTGCGGTGGAGGAAGATTGACCAGTTTTTCATGCGTTGGACGTATAATCTTTGCTTCTTCAACGCACTCAAGAAAATTAGCACAACCTGTATGGCCCACAGGAGCAAAATTGGCGCAGCTAGAAAGCAACGGCAATAATAAAACTAAATACCACACTCGTCCGAACATATCCCAAATATCCCTACGGGAATAATAATCTCAGTTATTGTCCCGTTTTCATCAATAACAGTAAGCGTTATATTAATTCCATCATTAGCAAACTTTATAGTGCTGCCTTCCAGTTCTATTTCACCACCAGTTCCGCCTTTCTCAGAATCAAACAAAGACTCTGCTATGTCTCTTGAGAGTTGGCTATATACTCTGCTTTCAAGGTTTCTTAAAAACTTAGCCAACGTGGTGTTATCCGCTTCTCTCTCCGCTTCCTTTAAAGCGTTCTCTATATCTTCAGCGATTTCATCTCGCCGGGACTTTTCCTGTTCATCAATGGTTAAATAGTGCGAAGATGTGCCAATACCGCTAAAGCTGGGGCTTTTAAACTCTTGAACTATCTCATCTCCAGAGACTGTTGCTGTAGCCCCTAGAAGAATAACTATCAAATAATAGGTTAGCCACTTCATTTCTTTTTCTTTTCGTTTTCTTTCATTTGTAATACCGTATTGACTTTTTCCTGGAGTCGAATCATATCGTTATCCAGCATTCTTATTTGGTCAATAAGTTTAATAAGCGTAATGTGCATATCTTTAATGGTTGGGTTTATAACCCTTGTAATCATAACCCAGACAAAGTAAACAAAGTAACCAAGACCAACCATCGCCACAATCGGGAACCCAAAGTCTGCGATTAACTGTGCTATATTCATTAGTCTCGTCTGGCATCTATGGTTCCATCTTCTACAAAGTTTTCAGTTCTAGCGATTCTGTCAAGGTCTGGTGTCAATTCCAAAGCAGAACTAACGCTAGTATCCAGTCTAATCATGTCGTTGTTTATGGTTTTAACTCTGGTGATTAGGCTCTCAGTAAAGCCTTTGAGGGTGTTGATTTGATTTACCACGCCACCCATAATTTGCTTCATAATAATAAAAATAAATGCACCCGCCACCAAAGCTCCTGCAATGGGAGCTCCAACTTCTGCAATTAGAACAAATACATCATTCATAGGGAGAGGGATCAAACAACCCTTTATCAATTAGTTTTTGTCGATTAACAAGATGCTCTGCCTCAATGTCGTCTTTGCTTTGACCGTGGTATTTTACGGCATGATGCTCTTGTATCATCAACTCATTAATATTAGTGTCCTCAACAATCATTTCCCCAAGAATGCGACCAAACTTACCTTTCTTGTCCTTTCTTGTCCTTATAACTACACCACCCTTATCTAAATAAGATTTTAGAAAGTCTTTGCTTATAAGCCCTCTGGCCTTTTCATCTTTATCCCTGGTGCGAGATTCCGGGGTATCGATACCAAATAAACGAACACGACTTGAATAACTAATATCAAAACCGAGATCAATAATGACATCGACCGTATCGCCGTCAACAACTCTTTTTACGTTACAGTTATATTCATACATTATAGCCACCCGAAAGAACGAAAGAGATCCCATAGTACATAGGCAAAGCAAATCCAGAACCCTTTACGATAAAAGACATAGTTCTCATACAAAGGTTTGGATATTTTTTCTAAGTTATATAGCTCTTTCACTCATGCCTCAGTCCCCTATTTATCCCCTGGTTTCATTTTGGCACGACCTACATTCAATGCACATAGATCGACCAGCTTATACAGCTTACCGATCCAAACATCGTCTTTAGGCGTTTTAGTCACAGCAGCAATAATACTTGCTCCACTAATAATGGCCATGATTAAAGCGATCATATTTGCAAATGTTTGCATAATTATCTCCTCTATGTTGTGTAAACGTTAAAAATTATTCCCGCCATACTAAGGACGAGAGTGATTAATGTTATTAAAATAAACTGTTCAAGCCTGGTCACTCGATGAAGTATTTCCAACCACCGCTCTGCACAAACCGCCTCGTGTTTTTCTATTTTGGCGTTTATATCAGCAACGGTCATCTTGCTCATGCAGCCTCCTCAACCTCCCAACAATTAAGATTGGAAGCCACGGTTCGTCTTTCGCCTTCGCCTCTAAACGGATAAACCATGTGGGAAAGCCAAGACGGGAAAATATATAGTTTGCCGACTTCGGGCTTTACTTCAAAACTTTGTGGCGGTCTAAGCCGTTCCACATTCATTATCTCGTTACGACCATAGTT